GCTTGTTTCCTATTTTTAACTTTTTTATCAGATTTTCCAATAGAAAGCTCGCCTTTTTTGTACTCTCTCATAACTTTTGCTACTTTTTTCTCTTTTTTAGTTTTTTTTGTCATCTTCTCTCGCTATTATTACACTTCCAGCGCCCATATCTTTAGCACTTGGTAAAGTTTTTGATAAAATTGTCTTTTCAATCGAAGTATTAGCTCTTAATTTTGCTAATTCTTCGTTTTGTTCTAGTTTTTCGTCTTGATTTTCTTGATTCATCATCGCTCTCATCTTATCAAGGTTTAGTCTCTCTTCACCCTCTTGACGTTTTCTTTGATTTTCTTGCGCTTGAAGGTCTAATTCTCTTGCTCTTAGCTTAGCAATAGGATCGTTATCAAATTGAGAAGTAATTTTCTTCTCCTCCATCATAAATTCACCCATCATGTCAGCTATTAATTGAGCTTTTCTTGCTTCTATTTTTTCAGCTATCATTTTTGCTTGCATTTGAATTTGTGGATTTATGGCAACTTGTGGATTTTGTCTTATCGTCATTAATTGCTGCATCTCTTCTCTAAATTCTATCTCAACCTGTTCTTGAGCCATTAAAGAAATATGTTCAAAACAATTTTTTTCGAGAGCTGCCATAACCATTGGATTATTTCTAGCCATATTAGTCGCCATAAAATTTAAATGTGAAGTTATATGGGCTCTATGATCTTGACCTGGAAACGCTTGGAACGGACGCCCAGCAAGAGCATCAATGTGCTCTAATGCTGGGTCCTTTGGTGCGGGAATAGGGGGTCGTTTTAAAAGTTTATCAATATCTTTCACACCCAACGCTTCATACATATTTCTATACGCTTGATATAAATTATGTATTTGTGGATTAGATGATGCCAGCTGCAGTTCTGACTGTGCGAGGGAAATACGCTGTGTCTGAGAAAATATGTTTGGATCTGCAACTGGCAATATATCTACTCTGTCATCAAAGTCTTGTTGTTTAATCATTCTTTGACCACCAACGACATCGTAGGGGTACTCGTTGGGTAGATATAACTTAAAAACTCTTGCTAATAATTTAAATTCTTGTTTTAGAGCTGCATAAATTCTTTTGTGAATAGCAGACATTGTTCTGCTTCCTCTTTCCAACAAAGCTACTGTCGTACCCACTGCTGCTTGTTGATTACCCTCACCTACTTGCAGATCTGCTATTGAAGCGAATCTTTGACCTGCTTGTACTACGACGCCCATAAGCTGTAATAAAGTTTGTGATGGTTCCTTAAATGGAAGCATCATAAAAGAATCTTTAATGTTACCACCAGGTGCGTCTACATCTCTAAACTCTCCTGGTTGAATAGATTGTGCATCATCTCTAATTCTTATACCTCTTTGTTTAAATCCTGCAGGTAAATTAGATAATGTTCCTGCGTCTAATAGTTGTCGTAATGCAGCTGTGGCTGTTCTTGATAATCCACCAATCATGTGTATTAAACCAAAACCATAAAAACCAAGTCCTGGTAAAAATTTAAAATGTACAAAGTAATCTATTTTGCTTCTTAACGGATCACCTATTTCATAATTTCTTTTGATTGATAAAACTTCTCTAGAATTTTCTTCAACAGTTACAACATATGGAAGTTTAATTCCTGTTGGTTCACCGTCTTGTCCCATGTCCTCAAAACCTTCAAGATCTAAATGAACATGACACTCTAATAAATTAAAAACATCTTCGTCTCTTCCTTTTGTTTCTCCTTGAAGTTCACGTTCTTTTTTTTCGATTTCAGTTTCGTTAACTGGTCCTGGTTTTAATTCTACATCTCTATAGAAACCAGCAACTTGTTGTTTTCTTAATTCGTTTTCAGATATTTGAACCCGATGAATGATCGACTCCGCATCTTCTAATGAGGTAGCAGTATACGGGACAATCAAATCATCTGCGGGAACAAATTTAGAGCAGGCCATTTTAGTTGCTTCGTCGTAATAGACTTTTTTAAAAGCTGAGCCTGCTAACGGTAAATGAAATAATAACGAATCAAAATCTGGTTCGTAATCTTTCATCTTATCCATGATCTGATAGTTCATGAAATCTTTTACTCTTTGAGCTTGTTGTTCTTTTTCTGGAGTTGTATTTCCTAAAATTTGTGTTCTAACTGGACCATTGGCTGGTAATAATTCTTTGTAAGCTAATGCTTGAAACTGTGTTACTGCCTCAGCTAGTACAGGGTGTGTTGCACCTGATGCACCTTGAAACGGTTCTGTTCTATTATCATATTTAAATCCTAAAAGATCTAAACCTTCTCTATATCCTCTTTCCCAATCTTTTCTAGAATTTTTGTAGTCTTGATAATTTTGATATAAAGAAGTTCCAAGTCTACCAAGAATATCTTCAGGTAAGTGTTCTGCTAAGTTGTCATAGTGATTTATATCACCTTCAACAGAAGCTATTGATGGATCGTAATTTACATCTACAGAGCCATCTTCATTTTCTGTAATTTCTACAGGTTCACCTTGTTCAGCAATCTTTTGTTGCTCCTCTTCTTGAGCAACTTCAATATCTTCAGGTGATGGTACTTTTATCTCTTGCTCTACGTTTGGAAGAGACTTGTCTATGTCTGCCATTTATTTTCTCCAATTTTACAGGTTTAACAGTATTGTAATTAATAAGCAAGCCCTCAGACTGAGGACCTGATTTAGGGGGTATAGTTTTAGTTAGTTTACTCATCAGCAAAATCTGTTGGATCCATATCTTTATATGGAATATTTTCATCAGCCCTTTCACCTAATGCCTCTGCTTCGTCTATTCTTTTTTGACCTATAGTATATTTTTCTTTACCAGTTCCTTTAGCAAAGCCCTCTAATTTTGTAGCGGAACCACCTAATACCTCATCTACGTCATCTAAGACGACTCCGTCTACATCATAATCATCCTCTCCAACCATTCTATACTCAGTGTCTGTTGCTTGAAAATCACCCTTTGTTTTTACAGTTTTACCTGTTTCATAATCTAAAACCTCATATCCTGGTGGTTCATATTCTATTTGATAAGGTTCATTATAAGCGTTTTTACCTTCAACATAAACTTTACCATCAGTTCTAACTTCCATTTTAACATCAGGTAATTCTGGTATTTTTACCTCTATAAGATCTGCATCAACTTTTGTTTGTACTCCTTTTGCTAAAGCTTTTTCTACAAACTGAGGGAACCACTCAGGCATTGTTGTTGTTGTGTTTGTTAAAGGAACAACTTTCTTAGCTACGTTAGCACTTTTAAAAAATTTACCTAAAATAGGTAATGATGCAATTCCAGCCATGATTTTCATAAAAGCTCTTTTGCTTGGGTCATCTGGTCCATCGGCAAAACCTATTCGTCCTCCGTTTGCCATAGCCATAATTCCACTTTCATATATCTCATCTAATTCTTCTGGAGACACTTGAACAGGAGCTTGTCCATAAAAAGGTTCTTGCCCTGAAAGTCCTTGTTCACCTATCTCTTGTATAATTTTATCTCTTCTATCTATTCCTCTTCTTCCAACAAAAAATCCTAAAGGTCCTTCTAAGTTTTCAACATTCTGGGCATCTAATCTTCGTACTAAAGTTGGATATATTTCTTTCGCAAACTCTGGGAAAAATACTTTAGGTACTCTGTCTTCTAAATCAGCTCTTTGTTCAAGCACTTTGTTTTGTAATATACTTAGATCTATGCCCTCTGCTTCAAACGGATTCTCTTCTAAGTATCTTAAATTTTTAACGTTAGTTTCATATTTTTCTCTATCTTTTTCAAAATCAATAAAATTTTGCATTGCAATTTTTTCTTCTGGTGTTTCGGCTAATTTTAATAAGTCCCCTCTCATAGAGCCAACAAGAGATTCAGGAAGCAAGCTTCCTATAATTGTTCTTCTGCCTGCCTCTTTAATATTTCCTCTTGTAAGTTCCGGCATCGCTTGACCTGTTTCAATCAAAGCTCCAACACCTAAACCTATTGGTCCTGCTCCTGCTGACAATGCAAGATCTGCTATAGTAGCAGCTCCCCTTGCTCCTATCTTAGCTACAGGTTTTACAAATTCTTCGAAGCCAGCTCTAGTTGCGAGGATCGGGTCAAAACCAACATTCTTACCAGAGGCAAGTTGTTGAAGAGCAGTTAGTTTTTTCTGGCCTGCTTCTTCTGTAGGAATTAATTCTTTTCTTAACAAATCTGCATCTGGTACAAAACCCTCAGTGCCTCTTGGTATTTCTTGAATCTGACCAGCTATTGTTCTTTTAACCGTTTTAATAGGTGCTCTCGTGCCAGCGTCTTCAAAATATTTATTAATAACTTGTTGAGCTTCTTTATCTGTTATGTCTAATAGCCCTTCCTCTTTTGCAACTTGAACAATTTGATTTGCATAATTTCTTTTTATAGTAAAATCATCTAGCCCCCCTAATTCTACATCCTCTAAAGGTTTACCAATTTCAAATAAAGTTCTTGCACCAATTGGTGTTATTCTAAATGGCTCTCCTGTTTCAGCGTTCATTAATACAGGGTTTAATTTAGATGCGATCACCGGATCTGCGGTTCTAAATAAATTATCAATTTTGTTATTATTTTGTTCGATAAGATTAGTTAAGTTTTTAGAAATTCCATCTTTAGCAACTTTGTTAAATAATCTTTTTTGTTGCGCATATAGAGGTTCCAACTTTCTTTCTAAAGTTTTTACACCAAATTTATATCTACTAATTCCTCTTCTATTTGCCTCTGTAAACTCTAAACCTAAATCACCCGGTGTAATTTTTTGATCACCTAATCTAGATAATAATCTAATATCAGATCTATGAGAAAGATCTAAAGGCATGAAAGAAATTTTAGGTCCTTTTTTTTCTTTAATTCCTAACAGTCTTCCTATTTCTGTTTTAAATTTAGTAAGACTATTTTCATATTCTTTTGATCCTAATTTAACTAATTTCTTAGTTCTTCTTTCTCTCTTTTGTTTTTCTGCTTCAAACGGTGTTTTAACTTTTGCTAGTCTCTCTTCAGAAAGTTCACCTCTTTTTTTAGGCTCAACTAAACCTTCATCTGTTAAAGCTTCTCTTAGTTTTCCATATTTAGAATCTGCAGTCTTAGCGGGATCGTCTGGAAATAATTTCTTTGCTAAATCTGATCTACTTAATTTTCTATAATTGTCTATAAATTGTTTTCTTAATTTTGGATCTTCAGTGTAAGATATTGGTTGAAAGTCTGAAGCTTTTTTACCTATCTTTCCTAATTCTTTTTGAATAGCTGACATAGGTACGTCTAACTTTTTCGAAACTTGTTTTATAGTTTTTCCTTCTTTAAGAAGTCTTTTAATATCTGGAAGTTCATCTTTGTAAGAGACAAATCTAGCTTTGGCTCTACCTTCTAAAACTTTATCTTGAGCAGCTTTTGCTTCAGCTTCCGTAGCAAAATATCTATTTATAGTTTGGTTACCTCTAACTGATTGTCTATAACGCCAAGGTTTATTTGGGTTAGGTGGGTTTTTTAATTTTTTTATAGATTTTTCAGTAATTCCTTTTGATTTAAATTCTTCTATAACTTTGTCTCTTTCCTCTTTAACTCTTTTTAATCCCTCTGGTGTAAAAGGTTGTGTAAATTTTCTATTAAATCCACTTCTTGAATAATCCATTAAATATCTTTTTTCTCCGCCCTTAGTTTCAAAAGTTTTTATGTATTCATTTCCTTCTCCACCTAATGGTTTCAGGTTATATCTAATACCTGCAAAACCCTCTCTAGTTCCTAAATCTGTTCCAGAAATTAAACCGCCACCAATGGCTTTTTCTTCTCTCTCAATAAAATCTACAGACTCCTCCATCAAGAAAGGACGAGCTTTGTCCATCGTGTCTTGTTGTCTTTGTATTCTAACGTCTTCTTGAATATCTAAAAGTTCCTGTGGCTTAGGTTCTGGTAGTGTAATTAATTCTTCAAAGCCTGTATCTCCTAAATTAAATTTAACAACAGGAACCTCTGGCTCTTTTAATCTTTGTATGAGTGCTCTGTTTTTAAGAAGTTCTGAGGCCATGTTATAACCCCATCAAATAATTTAGCCCGCCGTCTGCATTTTTACTTCTTTGAACTGATCTATCAAATTCACCTTGGAAATCTAAACTATCGTCTCTTATTTCCATTAATAATTTATCGTAAGCTTCAGGATTTTTTCTTCTGTCCTCGATCATTGCAATTATTCTTAATTGTAAATCTCTGTCCATATCCATAATTTGATCTGCAAAATCTTCATCTATTTCAGGATAATTTTTTAACAATCTTTCTCTGCTTAGTTTAAATCCTGGCGGAGTTTCAGGTACATCTAAAATTTTTCTAGACATTCTTTCATTAAACTCTCCAAACATTTCTCTGTTTAAAGCTCTTTCTGGACGATTAATTTTATCAGCCGTTTTTATGGCATCCTCTCCAAATTTTGATTGCATAAGTTTTAATATACCTTTTACTGTTCCAGCTGCAAAACCAACACGGCCACCACTAGCTAAATCTTCTGGGTCGTCAAGATTTTTTATTTCCTCTATCTCAACTGCTTCGTCGTCTAAAGATTCTCTAACAACAGGTTTTTTAAGTTTAAAATTATTTTCTAAAGATAAAAAATCATTTGCTGCTTCAAATTCATTTCTAGCTGTATCTATAATACCATCTAGATTAGCTAGGGTATCATTATCTCTCTCGTAATAATCTTCAAATATTTTTAACGGATCCATGTTCTGATCACCGCCACCTCTTAGATCATCATAGTTTCTTAAACTTTTTTCAACATCTTCTGGTAAATTAATTCGATTATCTTTTAACAATATCTGTCTTATAACAGCTCTTCGTTTTCCTTCTTGCATAGCACTGTAACCTTTTGCCATTCTATCATTCATCTTAGCTATTGCTGCCTCTTCTTCAAGAGTTAGTTCTGACTTTGGTGGTACATAGTCTTCATCTAATACAGATTTTACACCTTGTTGTTTTGTTTTATATTCAACAGATTCTTTAATCGCTTTATCTGCTATACTTCCTGGTTCGACACCCTCAGGTAAACCAAGTTCTTTTTTTAGAGTCATGATACCTTTATCATCAACTTTCTTTTTTGTTCCAATATCAAACACTTCAGCTTCGGGTTTAACTTCTTTAACACCTGCTTGTTTGTTTTTAGCATTTAAAAATCTTCTTGCATTCATCTCAAAGTTTTTTATTTCTGACATGTTCTTATTAGATAGAGCGTAAGGACCATACTCTGCTAATTTCTTTTCTATAAAATTTAAAACTTCAGGGTTTTCAAAAGCTGAATCTGAGTATACTTTAAAGGGACTATTTTTATCTAGTTTGATGGGTTTACTAATATTAGTTTTTGTACCTATAATTCTATTAAGGTAGCTTTTGCCAAACATTGCTTGTAGTAATTCTAATAGCTTCATCAGTAATAATTCCTTTTAACTTTGTTTATAACCTCGTCTTTTTCATCGTCAGGATGTAAAACAAAACCACCCTGTCTGAAACGCATGATGGCTTGGGTTGTCGAGTCAACCAAATCGTCATGATCACCAAATGGAAAAGCCGCACACTCCTCGATCACTTCTTCAGCAAATTCCTGGTTCGGAGCGTATATCATACCACTTTCAAATAAAGGTGCAACAGAATTAACTCTGGTATGCTTATCGTTACCTTTTGACGGACTAAAATTTACAACAGGTATACCCATTTTTCTTAGTTCGTCTGTAAGTGGCTGACCCGATGCTTTTGACTCAATAATCACCGTATCAGGATCCCAATACTTCCACTGCTCGTAAGCAACTTGTTTTAACTCTGGAAAATCGTATCTACCTTTCTTTGCATCTAATAATATTAAACTAGCAGGACTATCATCATCTAAATAAAATACACCCCATGTTGTAATGGCAGAATAATCTGATGTTTGTTTTTTACCAAAAGCTGTATCGTAAGACTGTATGACATGCTTCAGTGCAGGTATCCAATCTTCTTCCCAGGGCATCCACCACTCTCGTTTGATGATCGCCCCCTCTTCTGATGTAGGGTTCTGCATGTATTGAGCATTCCATTTCTGTACACCCGTTGATGCTTTGACTGCTTCTAATTCTTCTAACTTCCAATACTCTGGCCACAAAGGTTTACCGCTTGGCATGATGGCAGGAAACTCTACGATTTCCCACTGATCTGCTTTAGCCTCTCGCTGCGCGCCTAACAGCATACCTGTAAGATCTTTTGTATTCCATCTTGTCATGACAAGGATAATAGATCCGCCTGGCTGGAGACGTTGACGAGGACCTGACGTATACCATTCAAAAGTTCTTTCCATAGCATCTCTGTTCATTGCATCTTGTTCTGTGTGCGGGTCATCAATGATTAGAAGATCTGCACCACGACCTGTAATCGCAGAGCCGACACCAGCTGCGTAATACTCACCGCCTTGTTGTGTCTCCCACTTACCGGCAGCTTGCGAATCTTCTTTGAGTCTAGTTTTAAATATTGATTGATACTCTTGACTATCTAAAAGTTGTTTTGCCTTACGCCCGAATCTAACTGATAGTTCCGTAGTGTTAGTAGACTGAATGATTTTGAGCTTCGGGTTTCTACCCACCATCCAAGCGGGCAGCAAGTAGCTAGCGAACTCAGACTTTGTATGTCTTGGCGGCATATTTATAATTAGTCTTTTAATCTTGCCTTCTGCTATCTGATTAAATTTTTCAGCAACAATTTTGTGATGGCGCCCTTCAACAAAATCGGGCCAGACATGTTTTACAAACTTCATGAAGTCATCTCTAATACCAGCTTCTTTCTTCTTTTCAGCGTGCTGAAGATAAGTCTTCATGAACTCTTTTCTTACATCAGGTGGTAATCTTTTTATCTTTTTTAAATCTATTTTCATTTCAAAAAAATTTTGCGCAAAATTTTTTAGGATTAATTTTGAAACCTAGCAAGTATTTTCTGGTTATGATTATACAAAACTTGGCATAAAGGGTATACCTGTGGGACCCCTTACAACTTGTACGTGATTTATATTATTTTATTTGTTTGGAATTTGCAATGGCTTTGGTACCTCTATGCGCGCCGCCCGCAGGGCGGCGCACAGTTATGGCTAATCTAATAATACCATATATGCTTTGGCGTTATGTTTCATAAACCAAGATAATAGTTTACGCATTTCCTTCCAGTGTGTGGACATACCGCTGCCTAGTGTTCTGTCTTCAAGAGTGGCGAGTGCCTCGTGATAAAATATCTTATCATGTTTATCCGCCTCCTCTTTTGTTAGTTCAATAGATTCACCCGTGAATCTATTTCGTCTTGTGTAGTCTTTATTGTCTGTCTGTGTTTCCATAGTCCTATATTATCCTACTATAGTTTATATGTCAAGGTAATAGATAATACCAGGCAAATACTATTACTGCCGTGCCCATTATTATGTAATCAAACATCTCTAAACTCATTCTACTCCCATGATACAGAAAAATACAACTCCAACAAAAATTGTAAATCCTAATAAAAATAATAATGTTTCAATCATGATACCTTTCTTTTGTATGTTATCATTGGGTCAATGCACGTTGTATATCTCTCCAACACTGTGTCCCAAAAACACATATACTTTTTACCATCTTGTTCCCATGTTCTACAACCATCTTTATTCAAGTTGCCAACTCTAAATATAACCTTGTTATATTTCTTTGCGTGCCACGATACAACAAAGTCTGTTTTATCTTCTATTTCTTTTTTTAGTTCTTTCATTTCTGCCTCTTTTCTAACTCAAATACTCTCTTAGCCAGTGTATTTATATTATCTTGCATGGTGTTCATTAGTTCTAATAGTTTGTTAATACGTTGCATTAACTCAACTTTAGATTCTGCTATTTTTGTTTCTGTTTGTGTTTCTGTGTACATTTTTGCCTTTCGTTATAGGGGATAATAATATACTATCCCCTACAAGTCAATAGTTAATTTGATGAGATTTGTTTTATCTTGGAAGTATCCACAACCCACGCAATACCAATCTTTTTGGTCGTTGCGTCTAGTTGCCTGATTAATTCTTCAGGCGTTCCGCTTTCCATAACAGTATCAATCGCTTTTTGTTTTAAATCTTCAAGCTGTTTGAGCTTCAAGCCTTCAGGCAATCTGCGTATCTCACGATCAACCAACTCTCTCGCCCAATCTGTTATTTGATCTTTACAATCTTTAAGAGACAGCTTTTCGTCATTATCTCTTATAGAGTAATTAAGACTTTTCTCTTTGTCTTTGTCTGCCTTCTTTTTGAAAAAGGTTCTGGCTTTATCTCTTATTGCTTCAAGTTGTTCTTCGGCCTTCTTAAAGTCAGCAAGTATTTTGTCAGCTCCCATTTTCTTTGCGAGCTTAACGACTATCTTTTCAGTTGCTTCAGCTCTATATTGTTTTACCAACAGTTCCTGTTCTTCAATTAAAGGGTTGAAGTTCCTTCTTACCTTTTCTTTGAAGTGGTCTAGTTGATACTTCGTCATTGTCTTTGGCATATTTATTCCTTTCGTTATTATTTATACTTGACATTAATATATGAATGTCCTATATATGTCAATATGATTTTAGAGTTATTTATTCTCATTGGAATAGTAGGCGCAATAGGTATTGCCTACTTTTCAATAATGGGAACTTGAGCCCTGATCCATTGGCACCCGTCCGTGAGGTATATGAAACGGGGTGAGGATAGCTAGCTATCTCTGATGGATCTGGGGTCAAGGTGAAAGATTAAGACAAGCAAAGTTAGACGAGTAGCCTGGGCGTCCTCGAAACCTGCAAGCTTCGGCTTGTAGGCCTTGGCCAGCAACAAGTGACCTGGCGCCTGTGACTGATGGTTATAAAGTTAAACCACAAGCGCCAAGCCACAAGCTTGACACAATTGAAGAGTATAAGAAATTATGAAAGTTATAGATGCATTAAAGATTACAGGAAGCTTGAGTAAACCTTCTAAGATGCCAGGATGGGCCTACGGTCTACCAGCTAAAGAATGCAAAACAGGCGGCAAGCTTCAAGCGGTCCCCGGTTCTGTTTGCTTCGACTGTTATGCATTGAAGGGCTGCTACGTGTTTAAAGTTGTCCAGGCTGCGCAATACAAGCGGCTGGAAGCAATACGCCATCCTCTCTGGACCGGAGCTATGGCAACAATAATTAATTCTAAGAAATCAAAATACTTTAGATGGCACGATTCCGGCGATGTGCAGGATGAGGACCATTTACTAAAAATATTCGCTGTCTGTAAACTTACGCCCAGCGTGAAGCATTGGATGCCGACTCGTGAAGCGTGGGTGAAAGCCTTCCTTTCGTTGAAGCCAGATAATCTTGTAATAAGATTTTCGGCTCCGATGGTGAATCAACCGGCGCCCAGCTCATGGCCTACAACCTCTACAGTCGTTACTACCGGCTCGACATGCCCGGCCCCAAAACAGGGTAATGAGTGTAGAGATTGTAGGTCCTGCTGGGATCCGGCTGTAAAGAATATCGCATATGGCCAGCACTAAGAAGATCTGTGTGGCCAATAATTTTCATGTTGATTGTTCCGCTCTTCGAGCTACAAGCGTCAAGCGCCAAGCTTCGAAAGCTGCAAGCAGCAAGCTTCAAGCGACGAGCGGCAAGCTGCAAGCTTCAAGCCGCAAGCGACAAGCTCCCTGATTCTTTTTCCCTCGTAAAGTTTCCAGTCTCTAGAGACGAGAGACTTTACTAAGATAAATGTATTCTTTGGGTGTTGCACATGAAACGCAATTTGATGTGGTGAGAAGCGTATTTTATTACCCTTCGTTACTTTCAACTCAACTGTAAAAAAGTGTTGGTGTTTATTGTATCCAAGCAAGTCAGGAACGCCTGGAAGTGCCAAATTTTCTAGTCTTGTCCACGTTATTTCTGGTGTGTTTTTCTTTACTTCCAACCAGAATTTTCTTTCAGGTTTCAACGTAACTACAGCTTTTTAAGTACCTTACCCATAGTCCATTGATTCTGTTCTATGGTGATAACTAGACGGTGTGTTTCTCTTACACCTAATAACTTATTTTCCATAAGCTGTATGCCTTTGACATCATACATCTCACCGTTTGGTAGACACACTTGAACCCTTGCGTTCTGTGCTACTTCACCCTGCATAAATTTATCTAGTGCCTGTCTTAATAACTTTCCTTGCATAATTGATCGGCGGTATCATCCAGTCTCCCATCCGATACCGCTGTCGACCCTTGTGTTTTACGTCATATTACTTTATATGTCAATGTATGGGTTTACCAAAGAAACTTACAGAAATGCAAATTAAGTTTGCTCAACTGCTTGTAACCAACGAGGGTAGAAAGACACCAACAGAGTGTGCTATCGAAGCTGGATACAATAAAGATAGAGCAACCATCACCGCATCAGAATTACAATCACCAAAAAAATATCCTTTGGTTGTCAAATACATTGGTGAAATTAGAGATGAATACAACAAAAAATATGAAGTAGATTATAGCAGACACATTGCAGAATTAGGTAAGATTAGACAGCAGGCTTTAGCAAAAGGTGCATGGTCAGCTGCAGTAAATGCAGAGGTAGCCAGAGGTAAAGCAGCTGGATTGTATATCGAACAAAAAATTATTCGGACGGGTAAACTCGAGGATTTAACTGCTGAAGAACTTGAGAGTCGTATGAAGACAATAATAGATGAGTACTCTCCGATTCTTGAGGGTGTTGATGAAAAAGAATTAAAAGCACAAGTGCTATCAAAACCAAAATCTCATAAAGATTCATAATTTTATTTTTTCCATTTTACTAATTATAGATCTAGGAAAACAATTACGATCAGAAAATACGGCAGCTTCACTGTCATAACTTGCAAATGTCCAAACATGTTTCTTGTCTTTATCAAAGATGTAAGCTTGTGAAATCATAACGGCAGGTTTCAACTTCTTCATCTCTTCAACTTCTGCATGACCTGCATCCCCGCACGGATCGTTCCATACGATTTTGTAAAAGTAATACTTCTTTTTACCTATGACTGCATGCTTGTATTTGCTCTTCTTCCTTCTCATACCTTGTTTTAGCACATTCTACATATATAGATATAAATTTCTCATTTATAGAAGCGCTGTATCAAAATGAAAAAATAAAATGTAGAAATGTAGAAAAACATACTATTAGTCAATAATACCAACGGTTCCCGCTTCTACATTTCGTTCTACATTT